AATGCGGGTGACTATACTAAATAAAAGTATGACCTATCACTTCATTTACAAAACTACACATCAAAATGGCAAATACTATATCGGAAGACACAGCACCGAAAATTTAGATGATGGCTATATCGGATCCGGGCGTTGGCCTTTGAGTATCAAAGATAAGTCTAGTGTTGTGCGAGAGATAATAGAATTTGTTGATGACGCAGAAACTCTTAAACAACGAGAAGGCGAATACCTCAAAGAACACTACGGTCGACCTGGTTGTATGAATGCCACCCCTGACCCGGTAGGCTTTGACACAGATAACAACCCAATGAAGCGTTCTGAAGTTGTTTCAAAATTATCAGGAGATAATCACTGGTCTCGAAAAAATCCAGAAAAGTTTAGGGAACAGTTATCTGGGGATGCACATTGGATGAACAGAAATCCCGAAGCTAAACAAAAATTTATCGAAAATCATCCTAACCGAGATGGTCGTAACGCTAAGGCAGCAATGGAAAAAGGAACGCATGTTTGGTTAGCTAATAACCCAAGCAAATGGCGAAGTGAACAAGGAATACATCATTGGCAAAACGGAAATAGCCCCAATGCTGGCGGCAAAGTAAATGCTGAAAGAATTGCTAACGGAACGCACAATTTCCTAGGACCAGATCACAATCGTAAGATGATCGCTGAAGGAAAAAATCCTTGGGTAGGATCTGAAGGCAATCTTAAACGATTAGCTGAAGGAACACATCCTAGTCAAATGAAAAAAACATGCGAGCACTGCGGCAAAGAAACTAGCGTGGGAATGTATAAGCGTTGGCACGGCAACAACTGTAAATCACTGAAAGGCAAATAATGAATACCAATGACCAAGACCGTTGTACGGAAATATTAGAAGATGGTACCATCTACACATTTAGCATAAACAAGAGTTCAGAAAAAGCTGCTGAACTCATGGAAAAATTGTACGAATTAGAAGGCCAAGAACTGGACTTTGATTATACCGCAGCAGTTTTTAGTTTGTTTGTAGACTGTATTCATATCTTAACACAGTCGGGCTGGACCACAGATGACCTCTTGCGTGAGGTCATTGATCATTCAGAACAACAAGATTAAACCTTGAACCAGCTCAAATACTGACCAACTTTGCGAACCACAGAGTCCCAGTCGTCCTGTGCAGGCTGTCGGAACAAGCGGCCAGTTGAGTACCAGGGAGTGTCTTCTCGGTCAGCCATCCAGCGCCAGCAACTGCCAAACCAGTTGAGCATGATCCAAGTGGGTCTGCCTAACGCACCACTCAAGTGTGCCACAGCAGTGTCCACACTGATCACCACATCCATAGCCATGATTAAGGCAGCAGTTTCCGCAAAGCTCTTGATTGAACCTGGGTACATGCTCACACCTGCGGCACTCAGTGCTGCACATTCAGCCTCGGTGGCGTCGATCTGCAAGTTGATCCACTCGTACTGTGGGTTGGCTTGAATCATGGCCAGCATGGTTTCAAATGGCATGCCCTTGTGCTGGTTCAGCCAAGCATCTCTGCGGCCCGACCAAGCAAAGCCCACTCGCATGCGCTTTTTGGGACCCAAGATTTGCAACCATTGCTGTTGCAGGCCTGCATCAGCATTCAAATAGTTCACAGGACGGGGCAAGTTTTCCAAGGTCACGCCCAGCACAGCAGGTATGCTCATGATGGGAATCCAGTAGTCAAACTCTGTATCTTCCTCATCATAGTTCATGACTTTTTCAATGATTGAGCCTGCGCCCAGCAAGGGAATCAAGCCAGCAGTGACCTTGAGTTTTAATTTTGCCCCCATCACATGCAGGTTGTACAAGAAACGCACAAACTGAATGTTGTCTCCGTGCCCTTGTTCGCCTTGCACCAAGATAGTTTTGCCCTTGAGGTCCTGACCAGTCCAGCGGGGCTGAGGGTACTGGGGCAAGGTGCCTGCCAAATGCTCGTATTGCCAGCGCCACTCATACTGCGGAAAACCGCGAACATAGTCCCCGCTCATGAGGTAAGCCACTGCCAGGTTAAACTGGCCAGTCACATGGTTGGGAGCCATCACACAAGCGTGTTGCAGGAAAGGTATGGCTCTGGTGGGTTGTCCACACTCTCTCATGACATTGCCGTAGTTGTTCCAAGCTGCCACTGAATCTGGGTCTTGTACAAAAGCCTGTGCATAACAGCTCAGTGCCTGTTGTGGTTTGCGTTCGCTGCGAAACGCATTGCCTTGTTCGATAAGTTCGTCGGTGTTCATGGTGATATTTACGGCTGCGGCCGGTGGGTCGTTATATTTTACCCATTTGCTAAATACTTGTTAACGCAATAGGGCGTTTTATGCAGATTAACCCCTGCGTAGCGGCTAGAACCCGCATTGGGCTTCTTATAAGGAGAAAACAAATGGGAAGAGCTCTTAAAATAGGTAAACGTGGTCCTGCACAAGGTATCACAATCAATTCAAACGGCACAGTCAACCAACCGGCTGCTGCTGTAAACGTAGATGTTGGCTACCCAGCATTTGGCACACTAACCGATCCAGTTTATAACTCAGCTGGCACCTTGACCAGCACTCAGTACCTGGGTGTTGTGGGTGGATTCCAAGAAGGACAAGGTTCAGCAACCAATCCTTACATTGAGTGTACAGTAAACATTGCGCTCAACAGCGGTGGTTCAACTGGTTCAGGATCTGGACGTATTTTGCGTCAAAAAGGCGCTCACAAGTTTTTGGTAGCTGCTGCCACTGACATTCAAGACGAAGACATCATTGCAGGCAACACCTACATGATCAACACTCCAAGCAACACCAACTGGACACAGTTTGGTGCAGGCCCAAATGCTGCTCAAGGTGACATTTTCACAGCCAAAATCAGCGGCTCAGCTGCTGTGGTTGACAATGGTACAGTATGGGCAGTGGGACAGTGTGTGTTAGCCAACACAGGTTCACCTGCTGCTGGTTACATGAGCATTGCATACTCAGTAGGCGACAGTTCAGCTGTGTACGCCAGCTACATCACCAACAAGTGGGTGCGTGACTGGACTGGTATGACCTACCAGAACTACAGCAACTCAAATGCTGGCGTCAACGTACAAAGTGGGGAGAACTTCTACCCAACCAACTTCTTCACTGACGAAGGCACAGTCACATGGTCCGGCGCAGAAATCATCAACGGCAGCAATGCTCAGAATGGTAGCTTGCAGTTGGCTCAGGTTGCTAACCTTACCAGCTAATAATAACTATAAAATAGTTGCAACACCTCATCCTCCCAGCTACATACTGGGAGGTTTTTTATGACCATGGCATTTGTATTGGGCAACGGTATCAGCAGGCAACAGATTGATTTGGCAAAATTGATTGCTTGTGGGCCTGTGTACGGCTGCAATGCCCTGTACCGGGAGTTTGCGCCCACTGTGCTGGTGGCCACAGATCGTCCCATCAGTGAACAAATACAGCAGTCGGGATACCCATTGCAGCACTGTTTTTACACTAGAAATCCCATACCCGGTTTGGGTTCTCGGCGCATACCCGACACCTATTGGGCATACAGTTCAGGTCCGGCTGCTGTGGGACTGGCAGCAGCCGCAGGCCACAAACAAATTTATTTGTTGGGATTTGACATGGGTGCCACTGAACACAACCGTTTCAACAATGTGTATTCAGACACAGAGTTTTACAAAGCCAGCACTGCTGTGCCCACCTACACTGGCAATTGGGTGCGACAAATACAACAAGTAGCTGAGCAATTTCCCGACACTGACTTTGTGAGAGTGCATGGCAGCACCACAGCAGACATTGAAGAATTTGAAAAGATTGCCAACATTTCACGCATGTCCGTAGCGGATTTTCTGCACAGTTTTCATGTGCTAAAATCCTAAACCTCTAGATTTGGTAAATACGTCAGAGGACCTTGTTTACCTATGTCGCAACAAATAATTAATGTTGGGGAAGCACCCAACGATGGTACCGGAGAACCACTACGATCAGCTTTTACTGCTGTCAACAACAACTTTGATCAAGTGTGGGCAGCCGGCCCTGTTGGCAGTCAGATCGCAATCTCCAACAACGTAATCAGCACCACTCAAACCAATTTGGATTTGGTACTGCATGCCAATGGCATTGGTAACATCACTGTTTATAATTCTATCACTCCTTGGACAGATTCTGTTTACGATTTGGGTTCGGCCAACAACCAATTTGATACTGTATGGGCCAGATACTATCGCGGTAATGCATCACAGATGACTGGATTGCCAGTTGTCCCTAACTTATCGGCAATCACAACAGATTTACTGCCCATTGCAAGCTTGGCATATGACATAGGTTCAAGCAGTCTGCGCTGGGATAACATTTATGCTCGCAACGGTAGCTTTACTGGTAACATGACCATTGGCGGCAATCTCTTGGTCAGCGGCAATGTCACTTATATTGATTCCAATGTTGTAGATATCAAGGACAAAAACATTACCTTGGCCTATGGCAGTCCCAATGCACTAGCAGCAGATGGCGCTGGAATTACCATTGCTGGTGCAAATGCTGAGATTTATTACGACAACAACAGCAACACCTGGACGTTCAACTTACCTATCACCACACCTAACATTGTTTTCCCAGACGGTTCAGTGTTGGACACAGCCAACACAGTCCACATCGGCCAAACACCCGCAGACAAAGGCGACGGCAATCTTTGGTTTAACTCAGATGATGGTCGTGGCTATGTGAAATACAACGATCAGTGGATTGAATTCTGCCCACCTATCATCCCCAATCCTGCCACCTATCTTGGCAACCTCACCATCGATGGCGAAAACAACAGCACATTGTACTTCCCTCCGGGCGGTGCAATTGAGTTTGGCGACGGATCAGTTCAAACTACTGCATTCACTGGCACAGTGGATCTCGCCAACGTTGCTAGCAACATTGTTCCTGCCGCTAATGTTACTTACAGTTTAGGTAACAGCACCAATCAATGGAAAGACTTGTGGGTCAGTAACTCCACAATCTATATCAACAGTGTACCACTGACTGTGGATGGAACTACACTGCAAGTTGATGGCGCCAATGTTGTCACGGCCTCTGCAAACGGTGTAGTAGACTTGGCGGACGTTTCAGTCACTGGCAATGTGGCT